GCTCGCCGAGGATCTTCGTGACGTAGCAGTCGATCAGGTTCATGGATGGTCTCCTGGCTCAGTCCCAGCTGAGCTTCGAGGGTGTTGGCGGGATTGTTTCGAGGCTGGCCAGGTTGAGCAGGGTGAAGTACCCGCCGTCCTGCGGCCGCCAGCCCATGGTGTCGATGTGGATGACGTTGCCGAGCGCCGCCGGCTTGTGCAGCGGGGTGTGGCCGACCACCAGCGCCCGCAGGCCGTGCACGCCTTCGGTCTCGCCAAGCTCGATTCGGCTGCGCGACCACATGCAGGTGTTCTGCACAAGCTTCAACCGCTTGTTGCTCTCGGGTGATTCCAGTTCGTAGCGCAACCTATCCCACGACGAGAACGGGCAGTCGGCGTGCACAATGCCAACCAGGCCTTCGGGCGTTTCCACCTCAATGGCGATCGGGATCTCGCGGAACTGGGTCGCGAACTCGCGTTGCTCATCCCAGGCTAGGCCGGCGAACCAGCTGCCACCGTTGTAGACCCAGTTCTCTGTGTCGCAGGTGTCGAACCGGCAGACGTAGTCGTCGTGGTTACCGCGCACCGGGTGGAACCAGGGCTTGGCCAGCCATTCGAGCACGTCGCGGCACTCTGGCCCGCGGTCGACCAGATCGCCGACGCTGAACAGCCTGTCAACCGCCGGATCGAATCCGGCCGCGTCCAGGGCAGACTGCAGCCGGGTGAAGTGCCCATGGATGTCGCCGACCGCGAAATCGCGGCCAGCCGTGTTTGTGGCGAAGCGCTTGATGCGCACCACCTCGATGGTTTCGAGCATGCAGTATCCTTGCCCGCGCATGTCGGCGGGCTTGAGTAGTAGGGGGAGTGGTTACTTGTTCTTGAGGTCGGCTTTGCGCTTGCGCTCGGCCCGGACGAAATCTTTTGACATGCTGGCGAGACCGCCGACCACGTCCTCAGGCATCAGCGCGTTGTTACAGTGAGGGCAGAGTGGCGCCATCGTCGTGCTTCGCCATGCTTCGTCCATCGCCTTTGCAGCGCGACTGCGAAGCTGGAATTTCTCGGCCTGGGCCAGTTCCTCGGCTCGGCGATTGAGCTTGCTTACCGCTGCGCCGTAATGCTCTACCAGGTAGATGAACGCGTCGAATGCCTCTACCTCGGTCTCGCAATCGCTGCACCAGACGCGCCGCTCTTTCTCGTCGTAGACCATCTTTCGGTGTCGGCATGAGGTTCGGGGTCGACGAGTTAAGCCCCGGGCGACTCGAATGTCTTCGATCTGCACGACTTTGACGCCGAGCGACCAGTCTTGCGGCTCGATTGGGGCATCACTCATAGCGGCCCCCTATAGATCAGGAAGGCCATGTAGGCGAGGGCGATCATGGCGCCACCTGCTTGCGGTAGCCCGCGTCGTAGAGCTTCAGGCCCATATTAATCTGCCCAGGGGTTGGGGTTTCATGCCCGGCATCCAGGCACATTTGTCGCGCAGCACGCTGGCGTTCTTCAGCCGCCCGTTGCTCAGGAGAGCTGAGCGGCCGGAAATCGTACTCGCTGAGATGGCCGCAGTTTTCTTCGCCGCCATCGCGGTAGGTGACCAGAAACAGCTGTGCGCCCATGGCGGTGATGGTCACTTCCTGAAATCCAGGCCGAGCCCAATCTTCCGTGGAGCGTTTGTGCTTCATTTCGATCTTTTGGCCAATCGGCGGCAGGCCTTCGCCATCCCAGAGCGCAGGTCGCGGCGTTATGTACTGCACCTGGCCGCGCGTGAAGTTGTGCCGGTTATCGCCGGCGCCCCCGCCATAGGGATAAGCGCGATCCTCGGCGCCGACGTAGGCGTACTGGTCCATGCTGATCCACACCTCGGTGATGCCGTGATGGGCGACCAAGCCGTGGCCGTCTGCCCATTCTGGCGCCTTGCTCCAGTCGATCCTGCTCACAGCGAATACCTCTCATCAATCCAGCGCCCAGGCGCCAGAGCGGGTGTAGGTTCGGGTTGGGTTTCGTGCGGGGAGAGCTGGCGCTGGTTGCCGGCCTGCAGCTGGCTGTCGGGGATGCAACTGATGCCGACCCCATTCAGCAGGTAGCAGGTGACGCCGCGCTGGCTGTCGTGCTGTACGTCGATGACGTTTTCGGTTGCGCTGGCGCCGGTGGCCAGCAGCAGAAGGCAGAGGGCGAGGCGGGTCATGGCTCGACCCTCTTGAACTCGACGACCCAGACCCAAGGGTTGGCGCTCCATGAATCCATGCCGTTGAGCTTCACCCAGAGCCCGCCGAACAGTTCCACAGGGGAGTAGCCGTTGCCATCCGGGTCAATGTCTCGTTCCGCGCTCATCACGCCCTCGGCCAGCGCTTGCTGCTCGCTGATGTCCTGCAGGCGCTCGACGCGCACGTCGGTGATCTCCAGCAGGATGCGACTGGCCCAGCGGGGCATGTGGATGCTCGGCCTGGTGCGATCGAAGGTGCGAGGGCCAATTGCTTCAGGCTGCGGCAAGACCTTGGCTTGGTAGTCGCCGTCTGCTTGGTAGCGGACGCATGCCTGGCTGTCGCCAACCTTGCCGGTGGAGATCTTGTGTGTCTCGCGCACCCAAAGGCGGTCGCCGGGCCGGCCAAGTGGGCAAAGTTTGTTCGCGGCTTTCAGCTTCCGCTCGCCTTCTTGCGGTTCCAGGCACACCTGGAGCAGATCAGTCATCTTCACCGCTCGTCGGGTGACGGCCTTATCGCCATCCAGAATGGCGCGGACCATCGGCCCGCTGAACAGGATCGGGCGTTCCTTTGCTTGAGACATAGCTTCGCCTTGGCCGCCATATCGCGGCAGTGAATAGAGGGGAGAGGGGTTACAGCGGGGGAGTACAGATGTTCTCTTGCTTGGCGATGACCTTCAGGCAGGTCTTGCAGGTGACTTCGGACTTGAACCTGGCCGACTCCCACTCCTCGCCGTCACGGTGGCCACGGCCAACGCCGCAGGCCGAGAAGTGCTGGTGGTCGTTGCCGTCGTGGTCGTAGTCGATGTGGGCGGCCCAGTGGATTTTCACGGCTTGCGCTCCAGGGCGGCGCGGCACAGGAAACCTTGCACAAATGCGTCCTGCTTATCGTTGAAGCCTCCTGGGAGGACATAATTTCCAGTTGCTTTGCCATATTCACTCAGGGCCAGCTCGATTAGAGCCCGCTCATCGCACTCAACCGGCGCGCTCGGCTCTGCGTTGGCTGATAAAATCTCATCAAGACGCAAGATAAAGTCGCCAGAGAATAGGCCTGGCTTACGCCGAATTTCTCGCAGCAGCGCATCCCGCTCGGCCAGCTGAGTGCGCAAATTTTCTATCTCCGCCTCTTGCTCCCGCAAACCCCGCCACTTGAGGTCATTGTTTTTGACAATCTCCAACTCGTCGCGCAGCCGCTCAACCTCCCCAGCATCTGTCGCTACGTATAGCTCCTGCCATGGGGTGAAGACGCCTACGGGAAGCTCGTCGCCATACATGTAGCCTTTGCCGCCCAGTTGCTCCCAGCGGTATGCAACTGGCTTGGCCTGGTGCTGCTCGGCTGGCGCTGCACCGGTCATCGGCCCTAAGCCAACAATCGGCAGCCCAGTCGCCTCCGCATCCCGCTCTGCCTCTTCTTTGGTCCACCAGAAGGCAGTACCAACCATCCAGGCTATTGGCTCGGGGTGGGGCTGCGGGGCTGGGTGCGTTTCGCGGTAGCCGGCC